GCCCCATTATTCTAATGGCTAGTATTACTGTTTCCTGGACCGAGTACTCTCGAGTCTGGAGGAGTCCTGTCGTAAAAACCGACACTCCCAGGGGAATTAACCCAGCAATTTTACCTAGTCAGGAATCATGCACTGTATTCATCTAAGAATAGATCTTCCCCTCGAAAACTCGAGTCCGTGAAGAGTCCAGTGATAGATACCCAAGCTCGTTCGTTGTGATGAAGCTGCGCGAGAACTTTCTCTTCGCTAATCTTCTGCATCACAAGAGATGGAGTGAGATAATAGGTCGCCAGATCCATGAAAGTGGCATCTGACTCCTTTAACTCAATTCTTGCCCGATGTTCATTTCTGAACATACGTGTTTGCCAAACTGATCTAGCCTGAATCGGCTGCTGAGTTGGTACTCTCTTAACAACAAATGACTTCTGAATCTTATCAAGGAATGATAAGGCAATCCTAACATCGAGCCGAGATGGTCCACAAACGTGGCCATTCGACAATCGTAAATAATTACGACCTGTTTCGGTAATGTCTTCAGTGTAAGTATAAGTATATAAAGGAGATAATCCAACTCCGCCCAACGTTTCAGGGATATACCAGGGAATTTTGACCTTCGATAGAATCTTCCAATTGGATTTTAAGAAGAGCTTATGGACCTCAGGAATTAGGTTTTCTGGACACAACTCAATGAGTTTATGATGTCTAGCCCCTAACGAGAGTTCCTCTCCTGTATTATCTGCAACAGCCTTTCTATGAATGGCAGGACCACTACGAGTCTGACCATAGATAAGGCCCATATTAACGTACGGGAGAAGAACGAACTTCCCCTCAATTAACTCATAAGAAGTTGAATTGATGTTCATATACGTAGTATGTGAATACACCTTCCCTACACTGGGTTTTAAACCAGCAAGGACAGCACAATCTTTCCAAATCGGTAAGAAAGTGTCAGGTGCACGGACCAATCCGTCGTCCCCATTAACAACCATAGGTAAATCAGAACAAGTTCTGATAATTCCTGTAGTTTTTTCTAGGGCCATACGGATGACGGCTGCATTAATAAGACATAAAACAATGAAAGATACTACGGATCCCATGAGCTGGCCCCACAATTGTGGAACCCCCTCAACCAGATGACCAGTAAGTGCCTTATGAAATAAGGCACGAAGATCATCTGGTATTCCGACAGTATCACAAATTTGATCAACGCATACGGCTGACGCAACAGGATTAAGTAAGTCTGTAGCACTCTGGTAATCCAGAGAGTGAAAGAGACCGACTTCACGTTCAAAGACTTCCCGAAGGAAGTCTCCATGAACGGGTTTACCTATTAACGCAAAACATCTCTGTTTTCGCATAATACGGTGAAGAAACTTCTGTATTGGCTTCAAGGTAAAGTAGGTGAGTGCGGGACCTTTAGAAATAACTCTTTCTTTAAGAGCCTCTGCTAAAGCGACCAACTCAACATCTGCTTCCTCTACTTTTGCAAGATTGCGGACTTCCTCGTATACCTTACGGTAACGATTTGTGACACGTTCTTTGAACGCTTTACTCACATGGTAAGTCTCAACATCCTCATCTTCAATTCTCTCCTCATTATCATCTCTTTCTAAAGCACCAGAATATACATCTTCAGCCGACTCCCCGAAGGGAATTGTCGGACCGAGAACATGTACATCCTGAATAAGTCCCTTCTCAAACAGCGTGCCGAGCGTCCCGTATTCACTACGAGAGTTCGTATAATTCGCTTTTACTGTGGGAGTGTACGCCTTCAGAAGATCCTCTTCGGTCAGTGATTGACCATGGAAGACTTCCTTAACCGTACGTCTAATTTCACCCAAAACCTCTATAAAGGTGGCAGTGTTATTAGTAGGAACATTTTGTGTAGTAGTAAGAACTTTCTTAGTCTCCTCTTTGGCAAGCTCGAGAGCTGCTTTATCAGGACGTGGGAACCCTTTCTTCAGATACAGTATACCTGTAGCAAAGGAACGGGCACGGTCAGTCGTCATAATTAATTTTATGAATCGACCAAGCGTACCACCTGCAATTTGACAGGGAATATCGTGCTCCTTAAATGGACACACAGGTAATTCCCCCTTCAAATGAAAAGACATGAAAGCAGACAACTTGTATTTTAGGAATTTCTTCCATCCACACGACATTGAGCATAATTGCCAATGTTCGAGTGTGGATTCGAATTTAAACCCTTGTGGATTAAATCCGTATAAAACGCAATAGTCAACAACAACTTGGATTGATAAACGGAGCTTATTAGTATCTGCAGCGGAACAACTGCTGCAGGAAGGTATCCTCCTATCATTGGATCTTACGAATTTCGATAAATCTTCAGGGTGAGAAGGTGGTATTGATACGGAACTCTTTGATACGCCATTAAGGTCGTTCATTGGAACCATATCTAACTCCATTACTCTCCCCTTCGGGATCGAGCCATCGTCAGAACTTGGCACATGATTGCTTTCCACTTCTCTGAACGGAGAAGAGGGATTGATAGTCATG